AGAAAGGTCCAATAACGCTGTATGGCAGGTTCGATGCTGCAACAAAGACGTGCTTCTCGTCAAAATAGACTGCATTAACTCCAGCAGTGTAATCACCAAAGTATTCGTGGGCAACGAAGCGATTTGCGAGCGTGGCAAGCTGCCGATGGTAGTTTTCACGGAAAGACGCCATAATTGGCTCTCTGGCATTCAGTCTGCCAGGACCATTGGGGTCTACATCGTCTGTGAGCTCGTGTAAGACGCCTGGATCTCTGATATCGACATCTTCCACCAATCCAAGCGGGAACATCCGTGACAGGCGATCCTCGCCATCAATGGTGACGGTTCCTTCGTAATAGTAGGGTCCGTAGACTTTTGTGAACTGCGGATAGGGGTGATCGACTCCTTTATATCCTCTTTCGCATCCAAAGAACTGATTGAAGGATTTGTGGGTGTATGTAATCGCTTCTTTCTCAATAATCAGCACACCACTCTCTGGAAATCCCAGTGTGGACTCTACAGTGATTGTATTGACATCGACACCATCATCTGAGGTGCCGTACATAAACAAATCCCTCGTAAGCATCGTACGGGGGTTTGCGACAGTGTCTCCCTTGATATTGTCCTTCTCAACGAACAATTCATACTGGATTTGATCCTCGAATGAATATTTGGACGCATAATCGACAATAATCGATCCGTAGATGTTATCTGAGTTGTAAGACTTCAGTTTTAGCTCTTGACCGATAAGTTGATCCGGATCTGCGTTCTGTAACTCCATTGGAGTCAAAACCCAGGGCACAGGAATCACTCTCAGTAGTTTTGACTCATACCAAGTCGATTTTGACGGAATAATCATCCTATCGCCAGGATAGGTGACATCTACATCGTTCTCGGCGAACAGAATCTTGAAGAGAGCCTTAATACCGAGTTTTGTTCCCTTAGATTGGAAAAAGTGACGAATGTGCTTCAAAACCGACGATCTGTCGATTGGAGCAGCCACCATTTTGGAGTCTACCGACTGGAAGAAGGTTTCGTGAATGGTATGGAGGATCGCTGCCATAAAAAGGCAGGAAAGGTTGTAAACTTTCGTTCCTCTGTAGTGTTTTGCCGGTTCTGACCTTTTATAGACGCTTGGATTGAGATAATCGCCTAGAGCAGTCGTCGCAGACGCCCCACGAGTCACATCGTGGCACACTCTACCCTTTCTGTAGCGATACAGGATGATTTCATCGTCAATCAGCAGGATTCCGTTCTCTTCGGGGAATCCATCGCCGTTATCCAGCACCAACTCACCTTCAATGAAGTCGACGATGACATTTTTGGTACCATTCCTCTCTAAAGAGGTTCTGCCGGTGTCAATTGCCTCGTTTTCCTCTGTAACGAAGACAGGAGTGAACACTTCCTCCCTTGCTTCCGACTTTTCGTTGATGTCTTGGAAAAGTGTCGTGCTTTCGACGATTGGCTTGGCATAAGTGTCAAAATCTCTGTAGACACTAAGCTTTTGAAGCAGATTTTGAGAAAAACCGAGTCGTTCCTCGCTTTCTGCCGCCGCAGTCATAAACTCGACGAACCTTTCGTACTGTTCGACGATGTAATTAGGTAATGTGGAGATTACCTGAGAGGAAGGGCTTACAATCTTCTCGTTTGTCATTATCTTGCGATGTTATTGTCTGCTACAGCACCAATCGATGACTGAGCGATGTCTAGTTTAAGGAATACCGACTCTCTGGCGACGACATCCTGGTTTCTTGGGATTACACGCAATTCAATAAGCTCCGAGTCGCTTGTGACGTTGACAATCTTGATTGGATCGTCGTAACCGATGAGTAAGTCGCCAGTTTCGTAGTTGATGCTGCCAAAATAGTTATTAGTGATGACTTTGCGGTTGTTTTCGGTGATGTAGAAGACTCTAACGTTGCCGTTTGAGTCATCTTCCATATAATAGACCTTCTCATCGAAAATTCCATTGACTTCCATCCTAAAACCAGTCGATGAGAGGACCGGACCATCACAATCCTTCAAAAGTGGGTTAGAGAAGCAGACTTCATAGGATGCATAGGTGTTGATGATGGGTTCGACGTCCTTTCTGAGCCTAAAGGCGGTGTTGTTGCGAGTGATTGAGTGATCTGCGTCGTCAATGATGGCAACCATCGTTGAGAATCGCACCGTACCGCCAAACTTGGACACTACAGAGCTATCATTGTACTGAGTAAGGGCAGATTCGACGGCTGCGATGATTCCAGTGGTGTCTTTATTGGTTTTTCTGTCATCATAGTACACAGTTGACACCAATTCAACGTTCACAACGTCTGGATCAATGAATCTGATGTCGAGTGAGGCAATTCTGTACGGGTCGAGGGACTTTTTGATGTAGTTCTTGGTGATTTGAGAAATTTTGTCTCCAGTAGTGGGTTTGATGGAGACATAGATGCGTCCATACTGGGGTTCGTCGAGTGTTTCACCTCCAAAGACATAAATGTCCTCCACAGCTGGGAATATTTGCCTAATAATCGTCTCGTAATCGTCCTCTGTGACGCATCTGTTCTGTGCTTCGTAGCTTCTTGGTGCTCTGAGCTTGATTGAGCTCACATCTTCGGGCTGTGCGCCCGTACTATTCATCGAAGCGGTCAAAATGTTGGCGTTTTCTCTGACAGCAGTGCCGTACGAGTCAATTAACTTGCCAATGAATGAGTAGTTTGACTTATTTTGGATGCCATTGGCGAGTTCACCGGTTGTGACGATGTAAGTGCACTTGATTTTAGCACCACTCTTCAGTTTTCTGCCAAAATACCCATCACCAAAGCGAATTTCATAGTATCCGTCCCTCGTTTCCTCGATCCAGTAGGCCCTGGACTCCATTGTGAGCTTGACGAGGTTATTTGCTTGCTCGTAACTGCGATATATCTTCTCTGTCCCGACTTCTTGCACCTCAACCCGCAGTGTTGTGGTGTCAACGTTCATATTTTTGAGGTAAAATCGCTGTGTGAAGTTGGATTCATCAACTGTAAAGGTTTCCTCGACAACAAACCCCTCATAGGTTTGCAAATTATTGAATCTGACGATGCCAGAGGCACTAATTACACCTGCAATCACTGGATCGACGACGTTGAAAGTATAAGTGTCCTGCCCGTTCCCGGCATTCAGGACTGTACCGGGCTGAATCTCAATATATGTCGGGTAACCTTGGGGATATTTCTCTTTATCAAGTCTGAATTCGACGTCTACAACAGCAGAAGCACAACGTGCAGAGGTAGGAACGTACCCCAACATATTTGCATTCTCTACAACGTTAGTTCTAATCGTAGAACTAGCCAAAAAGCTTTCATTCGCAACCATATTTGTGGTGTACGAATTCAATTGAGCCTGATAAGCAATCAGGTTTAATATAACTTGAAGGTTCGAGCCTGCAAAATCAAAGTCAGTAAACTGTTTGGTGGACCTCAGGTAATTAATGAGGTTTTCTTTAATCTGCTCGAAGTCGACCTCAGTTAATTTTATAGGCCCCGCCATCAGATTCTCGATTTTTAGATATTTATAAGCTATCTCGTAGGCTCTAGGATCTGCTGGACAGTGATTACTCTCTCGAATCCAACGATTTTGTAGATGATTGTGACCATAAAGTGGTTCTGATCTGGTCTTGGATCCACAATAACAGTCTGAAGATCCACACGAGGCTCACCAAACTTAATTGTTCGCTCAATTTCAACCTGTAGCAGTCCAGCAGTGCCTGGATCGATCATATCAAAGAGATATTCTCTAACTCTTGAGCCAATATCTCTATCAAATGGCACTTCTGATGGTGCAATCAGCACCAAATTCTTTAGTGAATTGTTAATTGCCCTCTCGTCCAGCAAAACCGTCAGGTCTTTGGACAACGGATTGGGCTCAAACGCCAAGCTGACGTCAATAAATGTCTTGTCTTTGCGTCTGAGTTGAATTGCCATAAAAAAAGAGGGCCGTAGCCCCCTTATTTATTCCTCATCTTGGACCCATTGCGGGTACTTCTCTTTCAGTTTGCGTTGGCGAGCCTTCTCGAGGAGCACGTCTGCTGCTGGATCAGTGATAAGCACCTTGGTGCCCTGCTCAGCGAACATTGTTTCCTCTAGAAACTCTGGATACGGGTACTCGTTAGCCATAATAGATGCCGTTTTTGTTATTTAGCCGCGCCCTTGACCTCGGGACAGCTTCCGACGAGGACGAGATCCACGTTTGCAGCTTTTTGTACGGGGACCATCGCCCTGATATGTCTTTTTCTTGTGAGGAACGATCTCAATGTCGCCAGTTTTGCTGAAAATACGTGCCATTTAGTTGGTTTCCTCTAATGTAGTGAGTTGGTTTTCAATTGCATCCAGCCGATTTAGGATTTCATCCAGAATTTCGGCGATTGGTTGATGCTTCTCACGCCCAGGGGCGCGATATAAGAGCCGTGTTCGCTCAGGTGTTAAGGTCGAGTCCAAAGTATTCTGAGGGTCGGGAGCACTTTCCATTCCAAATGTAAGGAATCATTGCAGTTCGGGCAGCTTCTGGTCCGAAGCGACCCCACATCGAGTAAAAGTCATCGATCTTTGATCGGTTGCAGTCGAAATTTTTGATATTATCTAAGTTCAAAAGCTGTACTTCAGCTTGTACTTCTTCAACAGTCATTGCATAAAGCAGTGGGACAAGGTAATTATAACCGATCTGGGATCAGGATTCAAGTGTCAGTGCAATGACTGGTGTGACTGAAGTCACAGTACGCAACTTTTTAAGACGCTCGTCATAATAAATCTCACCTACTGCCAGTCCGGCAGCCTGAGCAGCATCGTTATCGGCATAGACGTCGACTCCAAGCAAGTCCATCAGACCTGTGATATTGATGTCAAGCGTGTCGTAATTGCTTTCAATTGCTACAGAGTTCTTCGTCGCTTTCTCTACAATAACTGGGAGGTTAATCTTGATGTTAATATTATGGGTAACACCACGAATACTGAAGTCATCAGAGAACATCAGTGCTCCCTCACAGGGTTCATTGGCAGAGTGAAGGGTAATCGATCCTTGAATCTCTACCGCATTGCGATCGTAACCATAGATGTTGATAGGTCCATCATTGACGTACCTATCTCCGCTCGTCCCGTCCACTGTTTGACCAGACAGAAAGATGCCAATGTCATTAGCAGTTACCTTATACGTATCTGCTCCACCCAGTGTCGGTCTGTTGATGATGAACAAGTCACCATCAAGGATTCTCTCTCCGTTTGAATTGCATCCCATTGTTTATTTGCCGAGTTGTGTCCTTCTACCGGCCGGACTCTTCATTGCAATCCGACGTTGCATTTGCTTATTCACTTCCTTCTCATTGCCAGCCCTAACAGCAGCATTCTCTTTGTCATATGCCCTACTAGCCTGTCTTGCCATTTTCTCTTTAGGGAGTGGTTTCCATCCTTCCATAATCTCGTCTTCGATCCTTTCCAGGAACTCGTCCGAAATGTGATCAAACAAGACCTCTGCGGATACAGAGTTGTTTGCCAGATTATTCTCCAACATATACTCAAGGACGTCGTCCTTATTAACACTTTCCTTGAACAGGGGCTTACCGTCCTTACCTTTCATTGTGTAAGTCTTACCACCTGTAACCTTTGCAGGAGAAGACTTCATACTCTTCTTGGCATCCGACTCACCAGCAGTATAGGCAGCTTGTCTGTTCTCATCCAACCGACTGGCAAGCATCTGAAGGGTGTCCTGAGTGGCGTGCTCCAGCCATACCTCACAACCGTATTCATCCTTACAAATGCCGTTCTCGATCAACCAACCGGCAGCAGTCTCAAACTCAATTTCGGTTACTTCCTCTTTCTT